TACTTCTTTCAGGAGAATGGTAAACACATCACACACGCCACCGTCATTAATTCTGTAAACACCTATCCATCTAATAAAAAATATAACAAAAACTTATCTAGACTAGAGAATTATTTTACATTCAAAGAGGATATTCACATTGATGAGATAAACAAAGTACAATACCTAGAAGATAAATGCGAAAAGCTACAATCACAATTAGACCTTCCATTGGTTAAGTTAGTGAGCAGAATACCTAAATACAGAGAAGAGGAGGCATTAGGATTTGTCAGAAACATAGTCAAGAGTTTTGAATGGAAATACAATGACAAAGAAATTGTTTAATTAATTACGTTATATAGTTATGATTGAGAAAATTAGTATCAACAAAATATTCAGCAATCCTGTTAACCCACGAACCATAAAAGAAGACAAATTTAGGAAGCTGGTAAACAGCATTGAAGAATTTCCTGAGATGTTAAAACTTAGACCTATTGTTGTAAATAACGAATATGGAATACTTGGTGGTAATATGCGATACAACGCTTGTAAGGAGCTTGGGCTTAAAGATGTTTGGATTATAAAAGCTGATAATCTTACTGAAAAACAAATGGAGCAGTTTGTTATTAAAGATAATGTTGGCTTTGGAGAATGGGATTGGGATATACTTGCAAACACTTGGAAGCCTGAAGAGTTAAAAGAATGGGGTTTAGATGTTTGGCAGCCCGAACAAGAGGTGGATTACTCTATATTGGATGACGAAGATTTGTCAACCGAGTTAAACGATATGACCGATGGGGTAAAGAAAGCTATACAGATAGAGTTTGAAGCAGAAGATTATGAAGAGGCTCAAGAGTTAGTTAAGTTTTGGAGAGATAGTGGTGCTTACATTGGGTCTATGATTATAGAACACCTAAAAAACGAAAAGAATAAAGTATGAAAATATTTTTAATGTATTATGATAGGTTTAAAAACGCTACGACTTCAAAACTAATATCAAAAGAACATATTGTTTTGTGTCACAACAATAAAGATAAATTTACTTGTATAGGAAGTAAGGGTAAACTTATTGAATCCAAACAACCGAAAGGAATACAAAACAACTTCAATTATGGACTATCTCTATTAGAACAAGATGAATGGGGCATTTTTATGAGTGATGATTTAATAGGAGCTAAAAAGTTAAAAGATAATAAATTTGTTGAATGTGATATAAATTATTCTTTAAATGAGCTTATAAATATATTACAAAAATGCGATAAGATGGGTGTTAAACTTGTTGGATTAAATTGTACTGGAAACCCTTTTTATGCAAAGAAAAAATATTCAAAATTTGGATTAGTTGATGGGAGATGTTTTGCGATTAAAAAAACAAACTTTACTTTTCACGAGAAAATAAATACCATTCCCGATTATTATGCTACAGCTTATCACTTAAATAAATATGGAGGCAACCTCGTTTTAAATTACACTTTTTTATATTTTAAAAGATATGAGAAAGGTGGGCTTGGAAGTTTAAAAGATAGGATAAATGATAAACTAAAAGATGTTTCTTTAATGAAAAATCTATTTCCAAAAAATGTTAAAATAAAAGACAAGCCAAATGAACCTAAAGGTAGTCATATACATATAGCAAGATGAAAATAATAGATTTAATTAAAGTAGAGCACAGCCGAAAAATTGGCAAAGTCTGTGAGTATATAGAACCTAATTTAACAGAAAACTGTATACTATACTCTGATGGTCAAGCAATTGGTTTCTATTTAAATAAGATGCCTGACAAGATGTGTAAACTGGCTAACCTTGCAAACGCTGAGTTTAGAACAAAAAATGTTCCGAAACAAAAGATGAACAGGTCAGATACTGTTTCAAAGGTAAAAGAGGGGATGTCATACAAAGAGGCAGCTCAATTTGGTGTGTCTCAATTATCAACAATACTAGGTTCAACACCTCCGAGACCTCATATGCTTAGACCTTATCCTTCACGCTCATCAGTTCATTCAGTAAAAACTGCTCAAAATTTTATTAAAGCAATGTTGTTGTTAGCCAAAGAAAGTGAGAAGTTAATTCAAGAACTGCTACCTAAACAATATGACAAACAGTTAAAGCTATTACAAGAAATAGATAGCAAGTGGAGATTTGGAAACCTTTTTACTAGCTCAATATCTAATTACAATATATCTGCTCCATTTCATAAAGATAATGGTAACATACAAGGTTCGGTAAATGTCATAATATGTAAGAAGAAAAATTCTAAAGGAGGTGATTTGTACGTTCCTGACTATGGAGCGACATTTGGGCAGCAAGATAATTCTATACTTGTTTATCCAGCTTGGAAGAATGTTCACGCTGTAACGCCAATCACACCCATTCACGAAGGCGGATATCGTAATAGTTTAATTTTTTATCCGTTAAAAGCATTTAAGAAATTATGAACAAAAGTAGACACATAAAAAAAGAATCGATGTTACAAGCTTTGGAACAAAGTTTAGGTGTTGTAACTGTTGCTTGTAAGAAAGCAGATGTACCTAGAAGCACATTTTATAAGTGGCTTAAAGAGGATGAATATTTTGCTGAACAAGTGAAAGATATAGATAATATAGCTTTAGACTTTGCGGAGAGTCAATTACACAAACAGATATCAGATAATTCAACAGCAGCTACAATATTTTATTTAAAGACAAAAGGTAAAAAAAGAGGGTATATTGAAAGGCAAGAAATAACAGGAGCAGAAGGTATGCCTACTAATTTTCAAATAGAAATAATTGACAAAACCGAAGATTCAGACTAATATAGTCTACAAGCATTTAGTCAATAGTGATAAGAAGATTATTGTTGAGCAAGGAGGTACTCGTTCAGGTAAGACTTACAATATACTCTTATACATAATATTTAAGTATTGCACTAGTCAACAGGGAAAGATTATAACAATATGCAGAAAGACATTCCCTAGTCTTCGTTCAACTGTTCTAAGAGACTTTCTTACAATCCTTAGAGAGAATGACCTTTATAGAGAAGAGTACCATAACAAGTCCAATTCTGAATACAACCTATTTGGAAATTTAATAGAGTTCACATCACTTGACCAGTCACAAAAGATTAGAGGAAGAAAAAGAGATTTGCTTTTTATAAATGAGGGTAATGAATTGTTTTGGGAGGACTGGCAACAACTTATATTTAGAACACAGGAAAAGATTATTATTGACTTTAATCCATCAGACGAATACCATTGGATATATGACAAGGTAATTACTAGAGATGATTGTGCATTCTTTAAAACAACCTACCTAGACAATCCTTTTTTAGAAGATTCAATAAGGTCTGAAATTGAAAGACTTAAATATACAGACGAACAATATTGGCAAATATATGGACTGGGGGAAAGGTCAGCAAGTAGAAGCACAATATTTAGATATGAAGAATGTAGTTCTATACCACCTACCGCAAACCTTGTGGCGTATGGTATGGACTTCGGGTACACTAATGACCCATCAACCTTAGTTTCAATATACATAAAAGAACACGACCTATATGTGAAAGAACATTTGTACAGAACTCAAATGACAACAGCAGACATAAATAATTTTTTAAAGAAAGAGCAATTAGAAAGAAAACCTATATACGCTGATAGTGCTGAACCAAGATTGATTGATGAGTTGAGGAGAATGGGACACACAATACAACCCAGCTTAAAAGGAAAAGATTCAGTAAATGCAGGAATTGATTTATTAAAGAGATACAAGATTCATATACTGTCATCTTCAGAAAATGCTATATCAGAGTTTAGAAATTACAAATGGCAGGAAGACAGAACTGGTAAGCTCATAAATACTCCTGAAGATAAACACAACCATATAATAGACCCTTGTAGATATGCAACTTATTCTTTACTGTCTAGACCTAACTTTGGGAAGTACGCTATAAAATAGTTTTAAAATATTTTGTTTATAAGCTAAATAGTTATATATTTGTAATAACAAAAACAAATACTAACCACAGCAATTATGAAAAGACCTAGAACATTAGAAGATTACAAAGCATATGCCTTTGGGTTTTCGTTAATTATTGCTTTCGCTTTATTTCCATTTGCAGGGACAGCCTTGCTTAAATACCTTTTTAACTTATGATACACTTAGACAAATACAAACAGAACCTACATATACAAGGAAACAATGTATATAGCTATAATACAAACGTAGCAACTATAGTAAATGACAAACTAATCGTATTGGGTTGGTGGTCAGTTACCACTTCCAAACATATCAATTATGTAGCAAGAGAATTAGACCTAGACATAATTAGGTCTTAATTTTTTTATATTTGAAATATGAAAGACACAGATGATTTATTATACAACAGTAATACCAAGATGATTCTTGAGTTATTAGACAAGTGGAGCAAAGCCAAACCAAACAACAAAGAACTGACAGCGGTCATTGAAGCTTTTTGGGAGATAACAACTTATGTTGCTAAATTGCGAGTAGAAGAACAAGATGGTAGAATGGCTGTCTCAGATGCAAAATATATGACTAACTTAACCAAGTTAAAAATTAAAGAGATTCAAGAAATATTTAACACTTATCAAGTATGAGCTATATAGACGAAGGCAATCCTTACCTAGTAGATTATGAAGGGGAATGTTCAGAATGCGGAACACGAATAGAACAAGAATGGGGTGTTTGCTCTAGTGCTTGTCAAGAAGCTTCTGACAGATGAAAAAGTCACCAAAGTATTATCTAGGCAAGTATATGAAGATAGAAGCTAAGAACGTAGTATGGGACTTTCAAGATGACAACTACAACTTAGGAACTGCACTCACCTATATTATGAGAGCTGGTAAGAAACCTGACAATCCAATTACTCAGGACATAGCTAAAGCCATACACCATTTAGAGATGGAACTGGAAAACCAAATCTATATTGAAGAATTAAATAAGAGAAACAAATTATAGTTTAGTTGCTTTTGGTTAGGCGATTTGGGTGGGCAGAAATGTCCGCCCTTTTTTATTAAATTAGTTCAAAGAAAATAAGTCTAAAAATTACGTTATATATATATGAAGATTAAAGTCAACATACCAACATCACTAGGGGACATTAAGCTATCTCAATACAAGAAGTTTCTTAAAATACAAGAAAACAATGATGATGAGAATTTTCTTCAGGCTAAGATGATTGAGATATTTTGTGATATTCCTTTGAATAGTGTTATGCAATTAAAGTACAATGACACAAACGAAATAGGCTCTTTGCTAACAAAGATGTTTGATGGCAAACCAAAGTTAGTTGAAAGGTTTAAAATTAAAGATATTGAATATGGTTTTCACCCTTCTCTTGATGATTTATCTCTAGGAGAATATATTGACCTAGACACATATATAGGAGACTGGGATAATATGGAAAGAACGATGAATGTATTATACAGGCCAATTGAACACAAATTAAAAAACAAGTATTCTATTAAACAATATGAAGTGGAAGGATACAAAGATGTTCTAGATATGCCAATGGATGCGGTGCTAAGTTCAATTTTTTTTTTGTGGAATTTAGGACTAGACTTGTCGCAAACTATGATGAGCTATTTGGAGAACAAACAGGAGTTAGACTTGACAGAGTTTCTAGCTTCGGAGATAAATGGGGATGGTATCAATCAATATATGGACTCGCTCAAGGCGATATTACAAGATTTGAACATATCACAAAATTAAATGTACACCAATGCTTTATGATGTTATCATTTATAAAAGACAAAAACCAATTGGAAGCAGACCAAATTAAAAGCAAAATAAAATGAGCAATAATGATAATCAAGCAATAAGGGGGTTTTATCAATTAACAGAAACCATAAAGACTCAGTTGCTAAATGACATAAATGTAAACACAGTAACAACAGGGGAGCTTTCTCAGGTTAACCTAAACAAGCAGGATATATTCCCTATGTGTCATATTATTATTAATAGTGTTACAGACGAAGAACAAGTGCTTAGATTCAATATTTCAGTTTTGGCTATGGATATGGTAGACCAATCAAAGGATGAGACATACGATAGGTTTACAGGCAACAATAACCATCAAGACATTTTAAACACACAACTAAGCGTATTAAATAAGCTTATTCAAGTATTGAGAATGGGGCAGTTGTTTACAGAAAAATATCAGCTTGATGGGAACCCTACTTGCGAGCCTTTTTATGATAGATTTGAAAACGAGTTAGCAGGTTGGACAGCTACAATGGATGTAATGATTTACAACGATATATATATTTGCTGATGGCTAAATCTGAATACCCTTTTATGGAGAAGGTCTTGAAGAGATATGCTAGTTATGTAATACAACAAGCCAAAGCAAACCTTACAAAAGACAACAAAGGAGGAGGGGATTTATATAATTCTTTAACAAGCAAACAAGGATTTGACAATGAAGAACTTTTTGTTGACTTCTTTATGGAAAACTATGGTCAATTTGTAGATAAAGGAGTTAAAGG